ACATGGTTAGTTCTGCTATCAATGCTTTAGTTAAACAAAATAAGTTAAACGATAAATATACAGTTATGGGAAGCACTGGTTATACAAAAGCGGAAATGGCTGAAGTAGATAATATAATAAAAAAAGAAGTGGCTGATGGAGAACTTGGAAGAGCGGATATTGGAAGAAAAGCAGAAATATCAGACGCCTACGTTGAAAAATGGATTAGGGAAAATAAAGGTAATAAGTTTTATGAAAATAATTATAGCTACGAACAAGGTAAATTAAAAAAAGGAACTCTTCAAAAACAAAAAGATTTATTTAAATTGGTTGAAAGTGGGGGTGATTTATCTCTTGAAAATGTAAATAAAGTATTAGGCATTAAAAATAGTAAAACAGTAATGGCTGATTTAGTTAGCACTATTTATAGAATGACTGGGAATCGTAGAACAAATTCTTTAATTGTGCCGTATGATGATGAACCAAGAATGAGAGAAGTTCTTAATAAAATAAGAAATTCTCCAGATTTTGAAGATATATATCAAAGAAGAATGGGTAATTTAATTAGAGATGCTTATGAAGGTAAACCTATTCTTAAAGAAAAAGCTTTAAAGGCTTTTAATGAATACACACAATTTAATAGACAATTAAGACTAGTAGCACCTGAAATAGCCAACCAGTTAGATCACGTAGTTCCATATCAATTCTTAGATGAAGTTAAACAAGGTGAAAATGCAATTAATTTAATTAAAGTAAAACCTATTCCAGCAGCAGTTAATAAATTTAAATCTTATTTTGATAAAGCTAGAATTGATGTTGCAAGAGAATTAAGAATAAACCCTAATAATTTAGATGCTTTAGCTAAATTTAAATTGTTAAGAGATTTAGAAAAATCAATGCCAATTGAGTTTGGTGGAATATCTGAAAAAGGTTATGTGTATGATTTTAAACAAAAACCAATTGGTAAATCTGATTTAATTGCTGATGCTAAGGATGCAGTAAGATTATATAATGAAACAGGAAAATTTTCACAAAAAGTTTTAAAGGATAAAAAATTACAGAAAAAAATAATTGATGCTGGAGTTGGTACAGGAGAAAATCTTAGTATTTTTAAAACAATAAAACCTTTATCAGAAGAAAGAACTTTAAAAATAAAAAATGTTTTAAATGGGTTTTGTAAAAGTCCTAGAAAGAAATATGCTACAGCTGGAGTTGTTGAGGAATTAGTTTGTCCAATGGAAGAGATTCAAGAAAATATTAAAAAACAAACTAATCAAGCAATGAAAGCTACTAAGGATGGGAAGATACCTAAAAAATTTGGTAGGCTTAGATCATTAGGTATGGTATTGGGTTGGGCAGATGCACCAATTGAATTTTACTTTGCTGCGCCTCATTTAATTGCAGGAGATGTTGAAGGTGCTAAGAGAGCAACTACTGCAGGTTTAGCTGGTTGGGGTAAAGTTGATTTAGATAACATCTCTGATGAAAAAGCTCAAAGATATATAAAACATACTCAAGCTATGAATGATTATTTTGATAACTATAACTCAGCTATAAATGCAGAGAATCAATTAGAAAATATGGAACCTGGAACAGAAGATTATTCATTAACTTCTTCACAATTTGAACGAGCTAAAACAAATATGGATAAAATTCAGGAAGATTATCAAAGTTATGGTTATACTTATCAAGATGGAGATATTCCTATGAAAGATAAGGTGGCTACACAAAACTATATTAGAGATAAAGTAAAATCTGATTTTGAAAAGAAAATTGAAAACATAGCAAGTAATGAAACTTTTCAAGATGCAGATCAAGAACTTTTAAAAGAACAATTAAAAGATTTAGGAGGTCGTCCTGAAAAAGTAACTCCAATTACAGATTTAGAATCTTACATGAGAAATAAAGGTGAAGAAATGGCTGGAAATACAAATTTATTTTTTAATCAAAAACCATATGTATTAGAAGAAGCAGAAGCATTAGGTGTTGGAGATATATTCGATGACTATGCTTTGGGAGCTGGAGTAGAGGCAGAGGGGAGAAAATCTTTGCAAGATGCTTATTCTGAAATCCCTATAGAATATGCTAACCAATTAGCTGCTTTAGAAAAGAAACAATTAGAAGAGGGTTTAAAAAAGAAAAGAATTCAACAAATATTAAAGAATCAATATTTTTCACAAGGTGGAATAGCGAGTTTAAAAAAATGAAAAACCCAACATTAGTTAAAAACATGAAGCATGTTAAATGGAAGGAAATACCACCATTAAGAGGCCCTAATCCACAGGGGTTGATTAAACCTAAAAAACAAGATAAGAAGAAGCAGGAGAATTTAAATGGCAGAAATCGATAAAGGTCTCCCAAATGTTAAACGACCAGAAGATGAACTTGTAGAAGAAGAAGTTCTTGAGGAAGTTGACATTGCGGACCAACTAGGAAAAAAACCAATTGAAGTCACTGAAGAAGATGACGGTGGTGCTACAATTGATTTTGATCCTAATCAAGTAAATATACCAGAAGGTGGTGACCACTTTGCAAACTTAGCAGAATTATTACCTGAAGAAACATTAAGTCCACTAGCTAGTCAGCTAGATGGAGATTATAGAGAATATAAAGCTTCTCGTGGAGATTGGGAAAGAGCTTACACTGTAGGCTTAGATCTGTTAGGATTCAAGTATGAAAATAGAACCGAACCTTTCCAAGGCGCGTCGGGGGCGACTCACCCGGTACTTGCTGAAGCTGTTACTCAGTTTCAGGCGCTCGCTTATAAAGAGTTACTCCCAGCTGATGGACCAGTAAGAACTCAAGTTATGGGACTAAGTAATCCACAAAAGGAACAACAGTCTCAAAGAGTAAAAGATTTCATGAACTATCAGTTAATGGATCAAATGAAAGAATACGAACCAGAGTTTGATCAAATGTTATTTTATTTACCATTAGCAGGTTCTACATTTAAAAAAGTTTACTATGATGATTTATTAGGTAGAGCTGTTTCTAAATTTGTACCAGCTGATGATTTAATTGTACCATACACTGCAACATCTTTAGAAGATGCAACATCTGTGTGTCATTTAATTAAAATTTCTGAAAATGAATTAAGAAAACAACAAGTAAATGGTTTTTACAGAGATGTAGAAGTATCTAAACCTCAAGATATAAATGCTGATCCAGTAAGTAAAAAAGAATTAGAATTAGAAGGTTTAAGTAAATCACAACGAGTAGAACCTTTATATAAATTATTAGAATTCCACGTTAACCTCGATTTAGAAGGTTTCGAAGATGTTGGCGCTGATGGCGAACCAACAGGAATAAAATTACCTTACATCGTTACAATCGATGAGGGTAGTCGGAAAGTTTTGTCTATTAGACGAAACTTCGCGCCCAATGATCCAACGAAAACTAAGATCCAATATTTCGTCCACTTCAAATTTCTGCCAGGACTTGGATTTTACGGACTTGGACTCATTCATATGATTGGCGGACTGAGTCGTACGGCAACGGCGGCTCTCCGTCAATTATTAGACGCGGGAACATTATCAAATCTTCCGGCAGGATTTAAACAGCGAGGTGTCAGAGTAAAAGACGAAGCTGCAAACATACAACCAGGTGAATTTAAAGATGTAGATACACCAGGAGGAAACTTAAAAGATGCATTTGTATTCTTACCGTATAAGGAACCTTCTGCTACATTATTGCAATTGATGGGAATTGTCGTTCAAGCAGGACAAAGATTCGCGTCCATTGCTGACATGCAAGTCGGTGACGGGAACCAATCAGCAGCTGTTGGTACGACTGTAGCCCTATTAGAGCGTGGCTCACGGGTGATGTCAGCAATCCACAAAAGACTGTATGTTTCATTAAAATCAGAATTTAAATTACTAGCAAAATTATTTGCTACTTACTTACCACCAGAATATCCATATGATGTTGTAGGTGGACAAAGAAATGTTAAAGTAACAGACTTTGATGATAGAATAGATATTTTACCGGTTGCTGATCCAAATATATTTTCAATGACACAAAGAATTACTTTGGCTCAAACAGAATTACAATTAGCAATGTCTAATCCACAAATGCACAACATGTACATGTGTTACAGAAAAATGTACGAAGCATTAGGTATAAAAGATATTGATAGAGTATTACCACCTCCTCCGCCAAATCAACCTAAAGATCCAGCGATCGAACATATTGATGCAATGGGTCAAAAACCTTTTCAAGCGTTTCCAGGTCAAGATCATAGAGCACACATAACTGCTCACT